ATGGTTTTGAGGACTAAATACGCGCAAATTTAGTCCAATTTTTATTTTGTTGAATTATGTTGGGATAAACTATGATACATGGGTAATTAAAATAAAATATAAATTTATAATATACAATAAGATTTATACTCGATGAACAATCACTTGCGCGATTAAGTGTTTGCTCTAGATATAAATCGGCTTAATGTTAAAGAGGCAAACAGATTGATTGAATGCCGTTGCTATCTTAATCAATTAGATAAAAATCCAAAAATAAATCAATCGAATCATTGTCTAGGTTTGGAATGATCTCTCTTATGATCTGTGATTGATTTACGTCTTCGTTATCTATAATTGTCTAAGAAGCAAAAACGTCGATAAGATACCAATTATCTTCTGACTTCACCATTTCTGATGTTCTTCTGTTTAGATTTTTGGTCGATAGTATTATCGTTCCCCTCATTGTCATTATTGCCTTTGTATTTTGGTTCGCCATCCGAAAAGTCCCATTTAGAGGCTTTAAATGTCAGATTAGTAGCTAAAAACTTGTTATTTTCAGCTCTTATGAGAGGGTTAAAATGATTAGATAAAAGGCTAGTGAAAGCTGTACCTAAGGTAGTGAAATCGGGTAATATATTCCTGCTCATACTTCTTATGAGATTTAGTGCTGAGTTCTTTTGTTGCCTACCTGGTAATGAGTTCGCCCAATCAAAGAGTTCTCCAGGACTAGCGTTATGAAACTCACTCTATAATCCTGGATTTTCAAGTTTAAAATCCGTCTGCTTACCTACTGCGTTTTCTGCTTTAGCTACCTTACTTGGGCTAATTTGGGCTGGCTTTCTTTCTACCATTTGTTGCATAATTGGTAAAGGTACATATTCTATAACAACATTAAATTCTATAGTGAACGTTACCACTGCAGTCCCCGCTAATCCATTGAAGCCTGTTAGAAAGGCTTGCTATACTGGTAGTGTCCCTAGATCGTTTTCAACTTGTGGATCACTTTGAGCTTTCATGTGCTAATCACTAAAATCAGCAGGCGCATAGACCATGCGCAAATCTTCACCGTTGGCGAAGTTAGCTTCATCTTTATAAACTGAATTTATGATTGCGCTCTTAGAGACTGTGCTCGCCCACGTAATAGGCTATCCGTATACTCTTGAGAGGATGCCGTAACCTGCTTTATCTACCTATCTGTTAGTTTGCGATATTGTTGCGCTAAAAGCGACAACTCGCATTTGAGATACGGCATCAAACTGAAATCCTGGAAAGAGTTCTTCTCTAGTGAGGCTATTAGCCTAATGCATGGGATTGTTTGGATCGTCGTT